TGTCGCCAACATCGCCAATGACTGTGCCGCACCTTCTTCATCACCATTTAACAGCGCTTCAATCGCTGATTTGGCAATGTTTGTTGCATCCTCACCCACTTCTGGGCTTGATTCGTTTACTGGCGAGGTCTTAACCTTCGCCAAATATTCTTCTGCTTCACGTAGCTTTGCGCTTGCCTCATTAAGTCTGCGACTTGCTACTGCATCTTTTTGATAAGATTTAATGACTTCTGATAGCGGAACTTCTTGCTCAACACCATCTAACTTAACCTTAACTAAACTCTTATCTGAACCTTCTGAACCTGTTGCCGCTTCAATTTGCGTGTCAACTTGTTGCTCTAGCTCACCATCTTGCGCTAAACGTGCTTTTTCAGCTAATTGCTCATACACGTCTAACTGTTCATCTGCCACTGTTCTTACATTGTTTGTATCTACTGCATTTTCATCATTAACTTCATTAACATTAGCGTCTTGATTGATAGCCATGTGTGTTTTATCCTTGATTATTTAAAATATGCTCTGCACCAGCCGCTTGTGCCATTGCCTCACTAAGCCAAACAAACATACATTCTGCTACTGCTATCTGTTGTTGCACTGCCTGTATCGCCTTAAAATCGTGTGAATCTATCGTTTTAAGCTTAATCAAACAATCTTCAACTTCTGTAACAGCACGCTCTTGTAAGTATTGCCCCAAGCTTGTACCTAAAAACCGTTGAGCATCTAAGCCTAATTCAACTTTAGCTAGTAACTCATTCTGTTCTTTACTCAAACTTGCGCCCCATCATTCGGTTTAAATGTTTCAATTCCTTGCATAGAGCTTTGTGGAACTGGTGGCTCTAGTGGCGAGGTGTTTTGCGTTACTGTATTTATAGCCCCATTTCCTTGCGTTGTAGGTGCGTTAGTTATTGGAATGTTAGGGTCTTGGCCTCCGCTTGGCCTTTGATAACCACTTGCTTCCATCACTTTGTCACCCACTGGCGCGATTAAAGGGTTTTGCGCGATACTTGCGCCTGTCTGCATGGCTGAATAAACAGCCTCTACACCAACTTTAACCGCCTGCGCCTTGCTTAAAGTAGTCTTGGCGTTAATGTCACCAATCTTAGCCGCTACTAGCTCTGGGTTTTCTTTCTGTGCCAGCATTGATTTCAATTGCTCGATTTGGCTGATTAAATCATCGACCTCTGGGTTATCACCTTCCTCAATATAGAAGCGACCACCATCTTTATAGCCAATCTTGCCGAATATCTCTTTGATAATCTCGCCAGATTTCAAGCGACTAAACGCGCTCTCACCAAGTAATGACTGTATTTCACGTAAGCCATAGACAAAACGCTCAAGCTGGTTGAACGTATTAGTAGAACCTGTACCAACATTTACGCTCAATGTGACTTCTTGCATCAATAACTCGTCTGTCACTACGTCTAATCCAAAGCGTTGATACAACTTAGCCTTATCGCCAGCCAGTGCCAGTATCATTTCATCAGTTTCGTAGGTTTGTTCCATCAGCACCATTTGACGCAATACTGGCTCTACCCATGTTTCAGTGAATACCTTTAAATCGTACTCACCAATCTGGTTAGCTGTGTTTGATAGCATCTGCATACCGCCAACTGTTTCATTCAGCTTACGGTTACTTGCTACGCTAGAACCACTGAACGCGCCTGCAATGTCGTCAAAGTCACTGTTTAATCGGTCTTGTTCTGCATAAGCACTGCTTGTCACATCATTTGTTTCAACAATACGAACATCAGAATCAATGTTATCCATCATCGTTACACCGCTTGGCACATTACGAACCAATGAGCGAATATCTACATTACGGTTACGATTAACAAAATAGCGTTTATTCATGGCGAATTTGACGTTATCAATACGTTGGTTAGCCACTTCGTTGATTTCCGCTTGAATGTCACGGCTCATGCTTGTCTTACTTGTGCTGTAAATCTTGTGCGCCTCAAGCGTACCTTTGCCCATCACTACTGGCCTATCACCATTCTTTAGGTGTGGGAAAGCGTCTTTAGTAAGTTTTGGCTCTGATAAAAGCTCTTGGTCTGCCAGTGTGTAGAAGCAATAATCCTTGCCACCCTGTCTAATGAAGTTTAAATGCACCCATACAATGCTGAACTCGTTGATTTCGCTGGTCTGCTCTTTGCTGTCTGTCATACCATTTTCGCGCTGTAAGCGAATAGAATCACTTGTTCTGCTTCCTGCCGCACGTATTTTGGCTCTGTCTAGCTTAATCCAATCACTGCGCCCTTCAATCTCGTACACGTACATCGGCAATAAGATAATGACGTAAGGCGAACTGTTTACTGGGTCAGTCCAGTTAGCCGCAGGGTCAATACGCACGTTTTCTGGCGGTATTAACTGCACATCTGGCTTATCTACGCCATTTTCCGCATCGTATTTCCATGTTTGCAGTGAAGCAACTACGCCAACTGTGTGCGCTTCTTGGTATGCACCTACTAGGATTTGAAACCAATTGACTGATTTTGATAAGCGATAATTGAGTAATTGCTGATTGATTGCCGCACTTGCCGCCTGCATATCGTTCTTTTCATCTTCCGCAGATATAGAAACAATGTCCTGCGTACTGAAAAAAGCAGAAGCACACGTAGCCTCTGCCTGTCTTAATGCTGTGCGTGTCTTTGGTCTAAACAGCTTTGAGCGACCTTTGTAATGGTCTGAATAATACTTAGAACCGCTAGGATGTAAGCCTTGCACTTGTCTAATGTCACGTTCCATTGTGTTGCGAACACTATTATTGAAGTAAGTGTCACTTGTACTATAAGCATTTTTGGCGAGAGATAGCGCCTTTTCTTTATCCAGCATATTGCGCCCCTGTTAAATCAACTAAGGCGCGACCAGCAAAGTCCGTTGCTAATTCATCTACTTGTTGATGTTTAATCGTTCCTCGACTTACTCTGTAACGCTCTAAAATCTCACCGCCAGCATCACGAATCAATTTACCGCTTACATCTTCTTGAACTTTTGTCATGTGAAGGTTAAATCCCCACTCACCAGATAAGCTAAAGTTACGAATCTGCACCATGCCTGTTTGACTGTCGGCATTAACCGCCCACATATAGCCTGCATAATGCTTATTAAGCACATCAGCCACACTCTTTGCTACTGCAAAGTCTTTTGTGTCCGTTGATTTGGCAATGACTAACTCACTCTGTGACATCAGGCTCACACTCCGATTGTAAAATACGTTTCTTTTCTGACGCGCTCAACCATAAATACTGTTTAAGCGTGTATCTTGCCTTTATAGGCTCTGGTAAAGAATCGTACTCAATTGGCGTGCGTTGTAATTGGCTATTTGCTTGGCTCATAAGGCTTGTCCTCACGGAATACGCGACCTTTGAACTCGTAAACTGCCTGTGGTTTGTTTAAATCTGGGTCTGCCTCACGTACTTCATCAGAAAATAGCTTGCTTCTGTACGTTGGCGTAGGTGTTTGGAATGATTCTGGTTGTTGTGCCATGATGATTACCCCTTTGTTTTAGGTAATATTAGGCTCTTTGGCTTGCGTTGTTAGCTACGTTCCATCAACGTACTCAATTGGCTCGAATGAATTGCTGTCGATAATCATTGGTGCGACTATTTCCATATCATAGATACGGCTTACACAATCAATGAAGTCATCTTTGCTACTGAATGGGAATGTTAAATACTCTTCTAACAGTCTTTTGTTGAGTGTGTAGGTGTTGCCAGCTTCGTCAATGCGCTTTACTGGCTGATAAATACGATATAACTCGCCTTGCGCCCTCATTTTCTCTTGTGCAGGGCTTTCTTTCTCTAGGATTGCAGGTAACATGAATTTTCCTTGTGAAAAATCTGGATAAAGGCGTTGCACTCGGTCTGTCTTGGATTGCCCACCCTCTTTAGTCCAATTAACTTCTTTAATATCCCACACATCTTTGGCAATAAGCATCTTTTCTTGAAAATGCTCAATGTCTGATTGCATACCGTACTTCTCATAACCAACTTCTACACGTTGCACGCCTGTCATGTTTAACCATCTTTTGCGTAAGCCACTCAATGCTGTCCATCGTTCTGCAAGGTTCATCTTGTGGCAATAGCCATCTAATAGCCACTTATTCATGCGACTATCTACACCGATTACTGCCATTGCTGTGCGGTCACTGCCTTTTTTCTTGCTCGATGCAGGGTCACATATCACGTAAACATTAAGTATTGAAGGCCTAATGTCCATAAATCGCAAGTGTTCTTTCTTGAACATGGCTTGACTGCCTGCCAATGGGTTCTGTAACTGCTGACAAGCTATGTCACTCTCAACTTGCGTCTTGAGTTTGTGTTGCCAAATGTCGTTTGATAGATAAACTGGCGTGCCTGTTATCGTTCCATCATCTGTCGCAGGGTAAATGCGTGGCTTTAATATCTTTTTCTCTAAGATATGCTGATACGTGTCTGCGAAACTGTAGCGCGTACCGATATGCCAACGCCTCATGACCTCTTTTCCGCTCGGTAAACGTGTCACAGCACCCAAGTTATCAGATAGCGACCAAGCATCTGTGGTCTTTTTTATCTGTTCTGGCGTTGATACGCTCTCTGGCGTTACCACGTCATCATAAATCCGCAAGCGAAAGTGTGCGCCTGTTGGCATACCATCGACTAAACCACTCGCGGCAAGTGTTGGCTCTTTAGGGTTGCTCTTACGTCTAACAACTAATCCAGCTTCTTCACTCCACTTTGACGCATCTTTGCGTGGATTCTCGTAAAGCACATCGGGATATAAGCGTTTAAGCTCGTAATTGTCCTCTAACTCTTGCTTAATCTGTCGTAGGAACTTTAAAGCGTTGCCTTTGGTGTGACTGAATATGCAGATTGTCACATCTGGGTCTTTGATAATCTCTTGAATCGTGCCTGCATAAGTAATCACCGTTGACTTACCATGCTCACGCGCCCATAAGTCTAGGTTGTCGTCTGGGTCTGCTTCGACCTCTCTGCATCGTTTATATATCCACTCGTGCCACATATAATCAGCATTAAGTAAGATACACAAAAGATAATAGCGGTCATTGCGACCTAGCCATCTGCGACCTTCATCACCATAATCATGCTCAACTGCTTCCCACCATTCCACTAAATCATAAAAATTAGCCGCATGAATGTCTGCGCGTAATTCTTC